TATAAAGATAAAACGAAATCTGACATGAGAATAACATACAAATTTCATGAATATTTAAAAGGAGTAGAAGGAAAATATGGTCGCGGTGAAAATTCTGGAAGAATCTTCGTAGACGAAAAAGTTATTACATTTTGGAGATTTCCTGTAGATTATAAAGATTTAATTCAAACACTAAAAGATATAGAAGCAGAAACTTTATATGAATTAAACTTTTTAAGTGACAAAGAATGGAGAATTGAAATTCCAAATTCTAGCTTTAAAGCAGAAAAAGAAAATGTTGGTACATGGGGTATTTTCAAACCCAGCGAAGAAGATCAAACATTCATCCCTATTGATCAATATAAAGATGGATCTGAACGTTCTAAAGAAGAGTTAACTCAGCAGCATGTTTTAAGTCCTCTTTTAAAACCTAAGAAAGAAGTTCCTTATGGCTTTGGCAGTAAAAATCCAAAATATATGAATAAGAGAAAATGGCAAAATGCATCTCTTACTGATGAGGGTAAAAAAGAAGAGTTTTATCCTAAGCTAGATATATAAAATAAAAAGACAATGATAAAAGATCTTTACACTCGCGATCTTGAAGATCCGAATTTCCGGTATGGGATTTTAGAGCATTCAGATTCTGTTGAGTCTATTATCACGAAAATTAAAATGCTGCTTGGAACACGACAAGGACAACTTGTCGGTGATATAAATTTTGGAGTAGGAATTGAGGATTTAGTCTTCGAATCTCGTATTAATAAAATACAATTAGAAGAAAAAATTAAATCACAAATTGATCAATATATTTCTGAGTCACAAGATTATTCAATTACCCCATCTGTCAGTTTCGGAAAAGCAGATGGATATGATTATTGCGTTATTGATATATTGATCAATGAGCAGAAAGTGATAGGATTATTGATAAAATAACAAATAAAAATGGAGATATTTAACACAACAAGAATACGATTTTCAGAACTTTATCAAGATGCCCTTAAGTTTATTAAACAATCTTATGGAGATGTTGGCCAGTATTTTACGATGAGTTCACCGATGGGACAATTACTCCAAACAATGTTACATTATGGACGTTGGATATTGTTTTATATTGAAGACTCAATAACCGAATTGAATATTAGAACAGCAACTAGACCCCAAAGTGTAAAAGGACTTGTAGGTTTAACGGGTCATAATCCTTCAAGAGCTATGGCTGCAAGAGGAACTTTAAAATTATCATATAGCGGTAAAAAATTACCAATAACAGGAATTAGTACAATTGTAATTCCAAATTATACACAACTTACAAATAACCAAAATGGATTAACATATACTGTTGTATTGTCTGGAGAAGAAGCGAGATTAGATATTACAAATTTATCGAATACTTTAGAAGTTAATATCATACAAGGAAAATTAGAATATCAACAATCTACAGGAACAGGAGATCCTTTACAGTCATTTAACTTCCAAAACAAAAAAGGCGCGTCGATTGATAATTTCTTCGTTAACATTTATGTTGATGGTGTCAAATGGAAAATCGTAGATTCTATCTTAGATATGACTCTTAATCAACAAACTGTAGTTGTAAAAACTGGTCAATCGGGGGGAATAGATGTATTTTTTGGAACTGGTTATAACGGTGCTGCTCCTCGAATGGGTGCAGTTATTTTAGTAGAATATCTTATTACAGATGGACAAACAGGAAATATAAATGTTATGACTGGAAATTCTGTAGGAACATGGAAATTTATAACAAAAGGATTTGCACCAAATGGAGAGCAACTTGATCTTACAAAATATATTAATGTAGATGTTAAAAATGAAATAATGTTTGGAGCTCAAGAAGAACCTCTTTATTTAACTCGTTTATTGGGTCCAAATATGTCAAGAAGTTTTGTTCTGGCAAATACGACAAATTACATTTATTTTCTTAGAAAATTAAATATGTTTACAGTAATTGATGCTATTCCAGGATTTGCAACATTTGAAGATCAATACGCTTTAGACAAATATAATCAGTCACAATCAACATATGAAACAGTAAATGCTGAATATCGTCAAGTTTCTTCAACATTTGGTGTAGATTCTACACAAGGAAAAGCAAAAAAGACTGAGTTAGATAATGCTCAACAGCAACTTTATTATTACGAAAAATTATTAGAAGAACAAAAGAAAGATGATAACACAATTTATCTGTTCTTAGTTCCAGATGTATCAAAAAGAATTCCAGCTGGTTATAATTATTTTAGTTGCGGATTAAGTGCATTTATATTATCAGATAGCGAAAAACTAGCAATTTTAGATTTGATAGAAGAAAGCGGTCAAAGAATTTTAACTGTTGATAATTCTATTTTAGATTTACAATACCCAAGATTCACAATAAATATGTCTCTTATTTTATGGGAAGGAACTACATACGAAAACGTTAGGCAATTAATCGTTTCTAAATGTTCGGACTATTTTTTAAAGAATACACGTAGAGATAGAATTCCCGTATCAGATTTAATTCGAATAATTGAAGGGGTTGACGGAGTAGATTCTGTAAATGTTTGGTTTGATGCTTCTAAAGATAATTTAGCGATTTACAAAACTTTTTACGGAATAGACGATTTTGGAGATATTATTCTCGAAAGATTTGTAAAGAATGCATTTGGAAATAGTGTATCTGTGAAAGATATTTATCCAATTATTAGAGGAGGATTTGAAAATGAAAATGGAACTTATTATGAAGATAGTTTAGAAAAAAATAAATTGTCTACATTGAATATTCAAGTTCGAGGTATAACTACAAAAAATCTTAATTCTGAAAATAACGTGGCAATAATAAATAATCTTTAATCATGGCAAGAAAATTATATACTGTTCGATCATCTTATTTACATTTAGCAAAACATTCTAACGATGTTTTCTTAAATTTAGGATATGATTATAAAGGGAAAATCTTCAAATCTGGTACATCTCCTGAATTATGGGCAAACCCACTCCAAAATCCACAGTATTTAACGTTGGAGGGGATGATGAATTTTATTTTAGAAAATGCAAAGAATGTTAAGAAATGGTTTTCGATTGCACATGATAAAAACACTACAAATATATCGTAATATATAAAATAAAAATGAACTTTATATATTTAACAACAAATTTAGAAAATGGAAAACAATATGTTGGATCACATTCAGGAAGTGAGAATGATTCTTATTTAGGATCTGGTAAAATAATTTTAAGTTCTATTAAAAAATATGGAAGAGAAAAATTTAAAAGAAAAATTCTAGAAGAATGTGATCCTTCAGTAAATTTATTTTTAGAAACAAAATATATTAAAGAATATAATACTCTTGTTCCAAATGGATATAATATTTTAGAAAATGGCGGACATATAAATTATACATATGAAATAAAAGAAAAATTAAGAAAGAAAAAACTTGGAAGGAAATTATCTGAAGAAACAAAGCAAAAAATGAGTTTATCCCGTAAGGGCAAAAAAAAGGGCCCAATGAGTGAAGAAACAAAAAGAAAAATTTCTAAGGCAAAAAAGGGAATTAAAACATGGAATGCCGGAAAAGCTTTATCTAAAACACATAAAGAAAATATTAGTAAATCTCATACCGGAAAAATTTTAAGTGAAGAAACTAAAAATAAAATGAGTAAGTTTCAAAAAGGAAGAATTAAATCAATATCAGAAAGGATGAATATTTCCAAATCAAAAATGGGAGTTAATAATCCAATGTATGGAAAAGAGGTATGGAACTCTGGTATAAAAGGGGCACAATGTTGGATTAGTAACGATTCATCAAAAGAAACAAAATTTATATTACGGGAAAATCTAGAAAAATATTTAACGTATGGGTGGATTCGAGGAAGAAAAAAATATATTACTTAAGATATGAATATTCAAAATTGGCAAATATTTAATAAATTAGGAAGCCCAATGAACTGGACACCTGATCCATATATACATCTGCAATTTAGCAGCACTAATGGTGTAGGTGCAGAAGGATTTTTGATTACAGATACAAGTGGTCGAGCTACAATGGCTGAAATAACTAATGGTGGGTATGGGTATACAGAGACTGATACAGTTTCTTATACATACGCGTTTGGTAGTGGATCAGTCTTATCACCTGACGACGCATCAATATTAACCGGTGATGTTTCTAT